ATCTAAAGCTACAATGACAGTTCCATCATTATATTGAACTAACTGATCTGATAAAGTTACACTTGCTGGTGGTTGGATAGTGAATGGATTAGGAAGATTAGTTGTTGGTGTAGAACTTACCTGTGTTTTGGTTGCCCAAGTATAATGACTATCTTGATGTTCTACTAATCCTAATCCTATTGTAAAATCTTCATTAAATGTAACTTCAAGCACTCTAAAATTTTTAGAAGAAAATCCTAAAGAACTATGTGTTATTCCTACTATATCGCCAACTGCTAAATCATAAGCATCAAATGAAACATTTATAGATAATGTTAAAGACTCTCTTGATCTTCTTAAAATAATTTCTGCCATTTCTTCTGCTTGATATGGAGATGTAATACTTTTAAAATCAAATCTTCCTTCTAATAATATTCCCCCATCAGCATTTTTCATAGTTGTGTGTTGATCTGCACTTGGTAATCCTGAATCATCTATCGGTGGAAACTGTACCTCATCAACTTGATAGTTACGATCTGGGTTAATAAAACTTACTATACAACGATTATATCTGTCATTTTTATTAGGAGAAGATAAACTATATCCACCAATAATATCATCTTCGGTTAAAGTAATAGAAGATGTGCCTGTTGTTTCAATAACTAATTTATATTTACCAGATGAATAAGGTAGATAGCCTCTACAACCTTTTACTAATTCTCTAACATTTTCTATGATTTTTTTTGATGTATCTAATACTGCATTAGTGTCAAATATACTTATATTACTTCCACCAGAATATGGTGTTACTTGAGTAGCACAAATAACTGAAGCGTCATAAAAACTTTGTAAATCAATATTTGATATTGTTAATGCTTTTCCATATCTTTCGTTTGTTAAATAGTCTAATAAACACCAAGCTGGATTAGTTTGAAAAGATGGAGATTGTTCTACTAAACTTGAATTATAAGTTTTAACTTTTCTACCTTTTATTATTGCTTGTACTTTTGGAATTGAACTGAATGCGTCTTGATTCCATTTAAACCTTAATGCTAAATAACAAATACCAGATAGCTTATGATTGCTACCCCAATTAGATAGTGCTGATAGTATCCCTGACGCAGATTGACCATCTGTTCCAAAGTGAGGCTCTACTCTAATTAAACTTTCTGCACTTGAATTCTCTACATTTGGGTCAGCTTTATAAAAATTACTATCTGAACTATTTACTTCTACTTCTGTTCCATCTGATAACCCACTTGCCCATGTTACAGTTTTATCATCTATTAATATTTCTTCTATTGAATTTATTTCTCCCTCAGCAATTACAATAGCCATATAAAGATATTGATTTGAATTACCCCCACCAGAATCTAAAAAGACACGAGTACCACCTACTAATCTTTCTCCATAAATTACAGGAATATTTGCGTCATTAGATTGTTTATTAAGTAATACACCTGTTTCAAAATCCTGAGGTTCATCAAGACCAAAGTCAGGAATTTCAGGTGTAGGTATTAGCCAAGATATTGCTTTACTAAATACTTTTACAATAGGGTCTACGATTGCACTTACTATACTTCCCATAACCAACTATCCTTTGTATTCTGTTTCATTACTGTTCTAATTTTATTATTGTTACTTAATCTTGCCCAATGAATAGTTTGATTTAAACCTAAATTTTTAGCACTATTATTTTTAAGCCAACTCATTATTTGTCTTATATTTTTTTTAGCTATAAAATCTATATGCAACATAATATTTCCACAATTCCAATTTTCTACAATCCCTGTGTTTAAAAAGTTATTTTCTACTTTTTCATTAACATAAGCCCAATTAACAAAACCATATGTTCCTTGTTCATCTTCAAATACTTTATATTGATTTAGATTCATTGATGGGGTGATATGCTGATAAAGTTCTTGGTAAGTATTATTCTTATATTTAGAAAACCTTTGATATAATTCTATAATATTTTTCATTATGAACGACCCCATTTAATATCTTGTACTGTTTGTGCTGAAAACTCCATTCCAACATCTGTACTAAAGAATCTTTGTGATGATGTTAAGTTTGTTTTTCTTCCACTTTTTTTATCAAAGTTAGCCCAATGAGAAGTAATATTTAAAATTAAACTACTTTCTGTTTTTGATTCTGATATTTCAAAAGTATCTATCTGACCATCATATAAAAGAAATGGGTCTGCTATTAAAGCATTAGAACTATCTAAAAAACCACGATAAACAACAACACTATCGTTCACAACATTTTCATTTAAACAAGTAGAAATAAAAGTTTGGTCTGCACCTGAAAATCCTAATTTTAAAGATGTTTTTGTTATATCTACTTCTTCTGTAAAATCAGAAATACCCATAATAAAGCTAGATGAAGTATATGTAACACTAGAACCTGATACAGAACTTGTTAATGGAAAAGAACAATTTGTTATATTAACAGGGGTACTAAAACCGATTGTAATAAGATGAACAGGTCTAAGATTGTTAGTCGCTAGTTCGTTCTTTACTGCTGTCGTTAGACTTCTTGTCATCTTCGTATGTTCTCCTATTTACTTTAACATTTAAAACTTTAATGATAGCTTTATCTGATGGTTCTTCATATTTGCCTAGATTATTGTTGACGATATTAATATCTTTTTCGTCAACTAATTCTTCAGCTAGAACATCAACTGTCGCCCAATGCTTAATTAAATATTTCATTACAAAGCTTCTTCAACGTCAAATTGGTATTCGTAATATAATGCACCATCATTAGACACACCACTTACACCGAACTCTTGTATATCAGAAGTTAAATAAACTGTAAAAGGAACATTGTCATAAGTTACAACTGAATCATCTGCTACTGTTGCTATAAGAGGTGGTTCTATTGTTACTGTTGAAGCATTACTAGAAGCTTGTACATCTGCAACTATCATATAAACTTTACTGTGTGATGCGAACTTAATAAAATCACCAGCTTTAAATGCGTGTGGATTATCGTTGTGGTGTCCGTCCATAGCAATCGTTGTATCTCCTACTGCGTGACTACCATTGACTAAAACTGTATTTGTTTCATTACCTCTAGCATCTTCGATTTCAGGTGGGATAATTGTAAATGTTTCTTTTCTTGATCTTTGTTTCATAATAAAAGCCATTAGTTCTCCATAAACATCTGATCTAGTTGCTGTAACAATCTGAACTGAAAAAGCAAATCTTTGACCATCTATTTGACGAACTAATCTTTTACCACTATCTGATTTCGAGATAAGAGTATTCTGTATTGACTTTATTCCTAAAGTTCCAAATTTTGCATTTGATATTGGGAAAGCACCTGACATTATATTATACTGTTTCTTCCTCTCTCATTAACAGACTCATTAATGATTCTTGATATTGTTCCTCGTCTTTCAATTAATAATTTATCTACTCCACTTGCGTCAACAGCATTAATTGTAAAATTAACATTGACACTTCCTGTTCCTGTTCCTCTTGCTGATTGTGTAATTTGACCAGCTTGGTTTGGTATAAATAATTCTGCACCATTCTCTCCTACGACAACAGGTTGATTTTTTGGTACTGAACCACCACTTGCAAAGAATCCAAATAATCCACCATTACCCCCACCACCACCACCACCACCCATAGCAACTAATATAGCTTGAAGTGCAACTTGTTTTTGTAGTTCTGCTGTTTTTTGTTTCATAGTGTTTAATTGTTTCTTTTCTACTTTTCCTAATTCTATTCCTAATAGTTTCTGTATTCCCATTCTAATAATAATTTCAATTAATACAGATAAAGTATTAACAAGAGCATCTGCAACCATTTTTTTAAATGATTTTCCTAAATCTTCTCCTAAAATAATTGCTCTTGCTAAAGAGTTAGAGAAACTTTTTATACCAGCATCTAAACCCTCAACTATTGTAGTTCTAATATCTGAAATTTTATTTCTTAAATTTTCTAATGCTGTGTTATTTAATTCTTCAAAGCTTTTCATCATAGCTTCTACTTTAGATGGTACTTCTCTACATTCTACATTTATGTCTTTTAATTTTTTTAATGTTTCTTTTAAAGGTGCAACAAAACCCTCGTTGGCATCTGCACCAGCTAATAATTCTTTAAATTCTATATTTTTGTCTATTGCTTCTGATAAGCCCTCACTAATTTTATCTATTTCGTGATTCATAGCAACAAATGTTGCTGTAACTGCTACAACTGAAGCACCAACTAAAGCTAATCCAACACCTGATAAAGCTACAATACCTCTAAGACCAGCAAGAACAACCATTACTGCTTTACCTAAAGAAACCATTAATGTAACTATTTTGATTGCTATTAATAATTTAAAAGCAACAACTACTTTATCTATATTATCTGCTAAAGTTTTAAATAGATTTGCAATTCCCTCAACTGCTTTTGCTAATACAGTTCCAAATCCTATTGCTATTCTATCTATACTATCTGCATTTTGATTTAATGTTTTATCTAAATCTCCAAATTGTCTTTTAAGTTCTGCAAAGAATCCAGCATCTAATAATGTTTTCTTAAAGTTAAAAATTTTATCTCCAATCATTGAGAGAGTTCCCTCTAATGTATTTGCTAACTCATCTGTTGCATTGCCAAATTTTCCACCCTTACCAAATACTTTTTGAAATGCTTCTGCTGTTTGTTCTATTGATACTGTTGCACCAGCTTGGAATCCAAGCATATTTCTAACACCTTTTTCTCTAAATATGTCTGCACTACCAATACCAGCACTAAATGATCTTTGAATTTGTTCTGCTGTTGTTCTAAAATCTAAACCTGTAACAGAAGCAACATTACCTGTTATCTCTAACATATTTTGTAAATCTCTTGCGTTGTCTGTAACTGTTGCTAATATTCCAGCACCACCTTGTATTTGTTCAAGTGAGAATGGAACTTTAGATGCAAACTTAGTCATATTATCAAAAGCTTTTGCACCCTCATTGGCATCTTTTAATAAGAATTTTAATCTTACTTGTAAATTTTCTAATTCTTTTCCTGTATTGACTAAATTTCTAACAGCTAATCCAGCACCTAATCCTAAAAAAGCATTTTGAAGATTAAATACAGCACCCTTAATTTTTGATAATCCACCTCTTAAACTATTTATTGTTCTTGAAGCTTTATCTCGTGCTACTATGTCTATATTGAGTCTTTGTGCCATTATGTTTTTAACCTTTTCGCTTCAGCTAGTGATGTTCTTGTTTTATACTCATCTTGTTCTTTTTTCAAGTAAGCTAACCAAAGATTATAATGGCTTATGGGCATTTCTAAAACCTCTTGAATTGTGATGTGGAGTCTGTCTGCTACAATCAATAGCGACCTCGTGTCAGGGTCGCTTTCTACTTTTTTTCGGCTTCCTCGTAATTAGCATCTGCAAGAATACGATTTGCAACAGTAGCAATAACATTAGAATCTGCTTTTTTTCTTAATGCAAATTTATCTTCAGGTTTAAAAGCTTTTATATGTTCGCCTTTATCGTTCTTAACTTGAAGTTTCATTATAAGTAAATCAACAAGAACAGTTAAGTCTTGGAAGTTACTAGACTTCTTAAATATAATGTTCTTTTCTTCTAAGGTTAAAGGTTCAGAATAAAAAACAGATGGATTTCCGTTTTCGTCTTTCCATTCATCAACTTCAATAGTAATAGTTCTTAAATTCTCAAAGT